TCAACACGCCCCTCAGATTGACATCATGCTTGGCTCACTTGGCACAGCTTGGACGGGCATCATTGCCTTTTACTTTGGCTCCAGCGCCAGCAGCCAGAACAAAGACCAGCTCCTCCACCAATCGACGCCCACAAAATGACACAGCTCTCTGAACACTTCTCCCTCGAGGAGCTCACGGTCACAGACCACCGTGAGTTTGACAACACGCCCAATGATCATGAACTGGAAAACCTCAAACGCTTGGCTCAATTCTTGGAGCTGGTCAAGACCACTTTGGACGGCAAGCCCATCATGGTCAATTCGGCGTTTCGCTCCAAGCAAGTCAATGATAGTGTGGGCAGTCGTGACTCAAGCCAGCATCGCGTGGGCTGCGCTGTTGACATTCGGGTTCCCGGCATGACGCCGGATGAGGTTGTGCGGGCAATCATTGCCAGCAACCTGGGGTATGACCAGATCATTCGTGAGTTTGACCGGTGGACCCACATCAGCGTGCCCAACGACGCCGATGCTGTGCCGCGCAAAAGCAAGCTGATCATTGATAAAGCAGGCACTCGAGTATTTGCTTAAGGTTGTCTCCTCACTTGCAGTTGCCAACACAAGTGATTAGCCCCTGGTTTTTTAGGCCAGGGGCTTTTTTTATTTCTTGTCGGTAACGTACCGATTGCTTTTCTCAAACTCCTCAATGTCCTTGAGCGGGTAGCGAACCTCGCTGTTGCGCCCCTCCCCGAGCTTGATGTAGATCGGTCCTATGTTGGCCACGCGCCACTTGCGCAGCGTGTTGTCTGCAATCTTCCAGCGATCACACAGCTCCTTGGGTGTCAGTAGCGGCATGGCTTTCCTCCTGTTGGATGACTTCACCGGTTTCGGCGTCAATGACTGGGTCAATGGTTTGGCTCATAGAAGCCTTTAGGCGCGACAAAGGCTCAACTTGGTCCTCTGGTGCCGGAGTGATGTTTACGGGCGCTTGGCGCTCGATCTGATCAAAGCTTGATGCCTTTAGGTCGTCGGCCAAGATGCTGTCCACATCGGCGCTGGATGGCAGGCGCTTGGACAAGCGACGAATCACCGTCTTCTTGGCCATCTCGTCCCACCAGTCAACCCATGGGCCAAACTTGCCGGTCTTGCTGGCGCCGCGCACCTTCTCCACCTCGGCCACGCTCATGACTTCGCGGTAGATGGCGCCGTCCTTGGTCTTGGCAATGGCGTACACAGCAAGCTGCACGCCGCGGCTGGAGCCCAGGAACGGCTTGTGTGTGATCGACTCGTTGTCGCCCAGCTCGTACTGAAACAAATCCTTGTCGTATGCCACGTTGGCGCTGATGCTTGCCAGCTCGCCGGAGTTGCGGATCTTCTTCAAGATGCCGCCGACCATGGGCATGTACTGCACTTTTGGACCGTCCTTTGTGCGGAAGATCACCGGTGCTGCCTCGCGGCCATCAAGCAGCAGGCCGTCTTGGGCCGCCTTCATGCAAGTGCCCAGCAAGCTGCGGCGGTCTGCCTGGAGTAGCTCGGGGTTCATCTGCACAGCGGTCAGCGTGGTGCGAATGAACTTCTCCACCGGAATCTGCGGGGGCAGGGCGGCTTGAAATTCATCGCGCATGTTGGTCAGCGTGCTGCGCATGGCTTGCATGGGTGTCAGTTCGTTGCTCATTTGAGTTTCCTTTAAGTGTCTAGATGTTGCGGAATGTATATTGTAGCGCAGTTAAGCACCTTGCTCATCGCCAAACATGTCCTTGTTTTCTGGGCTGACGCTGGCCCATTCGAGCTTTATGCCTACCTCCATGAGCACGGCGACTTGCATGCCGTCGGCCGCGACCGCCTGGTAGTCCTGGGCGACCACATGCCGGATGGCTTGAGCTTGGCTTGCTGCCACCACCAGGCGCTGGCCTGTTTTGCTGGTGACGATGTAGGTGCGTTGTACGGTTGCCATGATTAAACTTTCTTGGGAGTGAAACGGAAATTGCGATAGCCTGAACGGCCACCAAGGTAAGTGCCGACCATTGCCGGCGTGATGAGAGTGCCAAGGCTGTCCTTGGTCTTCCCGCATGAGATGTTGCCCAGTGGGCTGATGACTTTGCTGGCCTTGCCAATGCGTTCCAAGATCTGAGCTTTGGTTGCGTCCTTGAGCGTAGAGTTTTCAGACACCACGGTGGACAGGTAGTGATACTGCGCAATCAGGTCATCCAAGTTGCTGTCGGACTCGGCGACCAGGTTGGCATCGGCATCAGCATGGAGCTGCTTGATGATGAATTCAGCATCGGCCGAGTAGTCTGGCTTGGGAGCCTGGTTGGTTGACACACGGCCCCAGAACTCACCGACCTTGGAGCGGATGTCTTTGCCGATCGCACGATCGCGATTGCGCAAGATAACCTTCTGCGTGTTGCCACCAACTAGGGCAACCAGGGCGCACCAGTTGATGTCGGCCACTTCCATTTGATGCTGGATCTGCAGCTCGATGTGCTCGGGCGCCTCGATGTTGCCTGCGCCGTCGTCAATCCAACCGCGCATGTACTGCAGGCCGTCCACGTTCTTGATCTCCAAGATGCCTGGGCCGTCGCTGGAGCTGTTGATCTTGAAGTCAAAGGAGCTGCCAATGCGGGCATCGATGTCGCGCATGTAGACGTCCATCTTCTCGATGTCCCAGCCCTGGTCCTCTGCGGCGCCATGGGCAATCACCGACTCCATGCGCGTGCCCCATTTCATGCGCTCGTTGGGCTCAATGCTGACAACGGTCTTGTCCTTCTTTTGATGGAACAACTCAAACTCGGTCATGTAAGGCGACAGGCCATAGAGTGCCGACACCTCGGTGCTGGTCACATCTTTGACGCGCTCGGCCAACCACTTGTCGCGGTCGGTGATCTGGGTGACTTCAATGCTCATATTCATTCTCCATGTGGTTTTCGATTGCTTGTTCAACAGCCAGCTCATCTTTGGCTGTCATCTTCTTTGCGAGCCAGTTGGCCCGATACCCTTTGCGGTCCAGGATCTCCCAGTCGCAGTCGGTGTATCCGTTGTAGTCCCAGTCGCTGTCTGCCCGGCTGTCACCGGCAACGCTGCTGTACTCGATCACGCCGATGATGCAAGGCATGCCGCACACGGTGGCCTCGATCTCGGCGATGTAGTTTGCTTTGCTCATGACTTTTCCTTTAAACTGTATTGAGCGACTGTCTTGCCGTTGGGCATAGTCACGCTCTGAACTTCGATGTCGTGGCCATCGCCGCGCAATTCACCAATGCGAGCTGCCAGGCGAAAGCAGCCAAACAGGTTGAGAGCATCAAGAGCAGTCAATGGGCCCACCAATTTCAAGTGGGCAATGATGTCGCGCGCCTGGCTCATGATTGCATCTTGAGCGCTGTCTCTTCGTCATCAGAATGCGAGAACAACTGGATCATGACGGACTCGCCACGGTCGTTTGTGATTACGATTTCGCGCGTCCAAAATGGGCTCATGCTGTCGCGGCCAAGCAGCTTGCGATCACCGAGAACAATGCTGGTGACGCTGTGGACTGAGATTTCTGTAGAGGTCATGTTGCGTTTCCTTGTGTGGGTGGACGTTGATATTTTACTACGGGTTGTTGACTAGGTGTCAACACATTTCTGCAAAGCGCACAAATTTTTCTTTTGAAAACCATCCCCATTTATCTGGGCGCGGGCCAATAAGGCTGCCCCGGTTGCAAGATGGGTTGTAGACCGCAATGCAGTCTTGCTCAAGCAGCACAGCCAGCTCTTCGATTGCCGCAATGTTGCGAAACATCGATGCAAAGTCAGCGCCTGGGTTGAGGCCAACGATCAGGTTTTGATGCAGGTCGATGCTGTCCCACTGCTCGTTCTCAATTTCGACGTCATGGCGCCGGGCCACAATTGGGCCAAAATGTTTTTCCAGGTGATCGATGGCCAGCCGGGCACGCTTGGTGCAGTCGGCCACACTGTTGCGCCGGCCGATGATGTCGAGGCGGATGTTGAGTTCGATTTTTATGGTGTGCTCCTTAATAAATTTCTGCAATGAAGGCTTCGAGTTTGGCAATGCTTGCCTTGGTCAACTCGACTTGCCGGTCCCAGTAAGCAACGCAGCCCAGGTTGCTGTCGCGCCCCTGGTCGGTGGTGGACATTTCGGCCATCAAGGTGAAGGCCACTGCATTGCCGCGGCAGCGGTTGAGCTCATGGTGAGCCATCATGTGTTTGTTTTCCAGTTGAATCAGTGTCATGTGATTTGCTCCGTTGGTTGGTGACAGCCCGATCATACATCAACACAAATCCACAACTCAAATAGTTATCCATGTGATTTGTGTGGGTATTCGTTCTTTTTCAATAAAAACAGGCTTCACAGTTTGTTGCGGTTGTGTCATCATTGACGGATGAACAACACCGACACACCTGTAGATCTGGCCATTGCCCGCTTTGGCGGCGTGCGCAAGCTGGCCAGGGCGATCGGCCGCGACCCGGCAGCCATTTCTCGTTGGAAGAAATCCGGCACTGTGCCCACCTCTGTGCAGCGCAACATCCTCGAGGTGGCATGGGAACGCGGCCTGGACATGACAGCTCACGACATGATCTTTGGGCGCGAGTCAAATGCTTGAGTTCCAACTGCCTTGGCCGCCGTCCAGCCTGTCGCCCAACGCGCGGCCGCACTGGTCTAAGCTGTACAAGGCCAAGCGCGAATACCGGCACGCCTGCTGGGGCACAGCTCTGGCCCAGCCGCAGCAAGAGCTGGTGCCCGAAGGCCCGCTCCACATCGAGCTGCACTTTGTTCCGCCAAACCGGCGCGAGCACGACCGAGACAACTTGGTCGCGCGCATGAAGTCGGGCCTTGATGGCTTGGCCGATGCGCTCAAGATCAACGATAAAAGATTTACAACCCTGACTGCAAGTATGTCCACCGACTCCATTGGTGGCTTTGTACGCATTCGCATCACGAAGGAAACCCCACCATGAACCTTGCAATCCTTACCGGTAACTTGGGCCGAAATCCAGAGCTCCAATCTGTGAACGGCGACAACGTCCTTGGCTTCACCATTGGCGTACAGACCGGCACTCGAGACAAGCCCGACACCATGTGGGTGAGCTGCTCGATCTGGGGCAAGCGCGCCACATCATTGCAACCATACCTGTTCAAAGGCTCCAGGGTGACCGTCAGCGGCCAGATCAAGCTGGAGGAATACAAAGCTCAGGACGGCACACCAAAAACCCAGCTACGTCTGTCTGTTGATCAACTGGACCTGCCGCCCAAAGGTGACAGCCAGCCAGCTCAAGTGCCACAAGTGCAACGCCCGGCGCCAGCACCAGCCACAAGCGGCAGCGGCTTTGACGACATGAATGACGACATTCCGTTTTGATCATGCAATTACATTTTTACAAAAAAATTGGCGTCAAGCCAGGCTTTGAATTTTCTGTAAACAAATACGGAATTGGCACTGTCTACTTGATTCGTTTGTGGTGGTCAACCATCACTTTTTCATTTGAAAAAAGAAAGACAAAAAATGCAAAACACCAATGACGCATTCCGCATGATCCGTGGCTGGGCCGAGGCCCGCAACCTGATTCGCGGATCAAGCCCTGACAAGCAGTTCATCAAGCTGATCGAGGAGATTGGCGAGCTGTCAGAGGGCATCGCCAAACAGCGAATTGATTTGATCATGGACGGCATTGGTGACGCTGTTGTGGTGCTCACCATCCTGGCCGCCCAGTACGAAGTCAACATCGAGGACTGCATTGGCATGGCCTACGACGAGATCAAGGACCGCCGCGGCAAAATGGTTCAAGGCGTTTTCATCAAGGACGCCGACCTTTAAAAAAAGACTTGACACTCCATTGGGTTTTTGTTTTACAATCACGGAACCAAAACAAAATAGAGTTTCAATTGGCCTCACCTCGAATCAATGCCGCCCGAAATGGCGAGCGGAAATACACCGGCAAACCGTGCAAGTCTTGCGGGCAAACCGAAAGGTATGTCATCAATGCAGCATGCGTTTGTTGCACCAAAAAAGCCAGCAATGGCAACGCATCGAAGCTCAAAGAGATGATCGAGCAGGCCAAGGCAGGTGCGTGATGCACTACTACCAGTTCAACATTGGTGACTACATCAAGCACACCATGCACTTGACTTCAGAAGAAGACCTGGCCTATCGCAGGCTCCTGGACATGTACTACGACACCGAGCAACCAATACCCACCGGAATCCCACTGGTTTCCCGTCGGTTACGCATGGCTTCAGAGATAGTCGAATCTGTTCTCAATGAGTTCTTTGAGTTGAGTCCAGAAGGGTATCGAAATTTGCGAGCTGATGCCGAGATTGCCGAGTATCACACGTTCTTGGAGAAGCAGAGGACCAACGGGAAGCTAGGCGGAAGGCCGAAGAAAACCCAAAGGAAACCCACCGCTAACCCAACGATAACCCAAACCGAACCCAAAAAAAGCCTAAACACTCCCAACAAACAAGAAACACTCCCAATAACTAAAGAAGAGAAAGAAACACCCGCGAAGTTTGGAAGAGTGGACAAACCTTTTGGAGTAAGTGGTCAAACTTGGGATGATTATTTGCAAACCCGAAAAGCAAAAAAGTCACCAATCACAGAGTCAGCACTGGCCGGAATTGAAAAAGAGGCACGCAAGGCCGGCTGGACGCTCGAGAAGGCCTTGATCGAGTGCTGTGCAAGGGGTTGGGCAGGGTTCAAGGCTGAATGGGTTTTAAAGGACCAACCCAAGAAGACCCAGCACCAGCTCAACAACGAGGCCATGGCCAGGTCCATTGGGCTCATACCACACGAAGACAACTACCAAAACAACGAAGGAATCATCTATGACGCAGAACCAATTACCCCGCGCCTGGGTTGAAAAGATTTTCACCAGACTCCAAGGCGTCTACGGCCGAGAGTTTCTTGGCCAGTACGGCACAGGCATGGTCAACGGTGTGGACCCAGGCATTGAAAACGCCAAGCAGGTCTGGGCTGAAGAGCTCGCAGGCTTTATCCGTTGGCCAGATGCCATTGCCTACGCTCTGGAGCACCTGCCAGAGCGCACACCAAACGCTATCAAGTTTCGAGAGCTGTGCCGGATGTCACCCCGCAAAGAGGACAAGCCTTTCGAGCTCGAGCACAAGCTCACCGAAGAGCAGATGGCAGCCAACAAGAAGCGCTTCACCGAGATGCTCAAAGGCCTGCGCGAAAACATGACCATAAAGGGAGCCGTCAAATGATCCGCTTGATTGTGTTTGTCATCATCATGTTTTACGCATATTGGCTTGTTGGAACCTACGACTTTGAAGAGGAAGAGCGCCAAGAGACAGAATACTGCTACATGATCAAGTTGTACAAAAAGACGTACAGCCGCGAAGGTTGGCCAGAATATCGCAAAGGGGAAATTTTCTGTGGCGACAAATAAAAAACCCAGCAAAAAATACAAGCCCAAACCAGTGCTTGTATTGCCCAAGGTGTTCCGTCAAACTATTGATGCAGACAACTTGCTCAAGATGATCCCGCATCAAGAGTTGGCCAGGCTGCGTGATGGCACTGCAGACGAGGGCACATGGCACACACTGGTCTGCCGGCTTGATTGGGGCAGCTTTATGTCCACCGATCACTTTGACAACATTGATGCCAACGATTTGATCCAGGAAGCACTGGTCAGCATGCGATCAATCAAAGCTCGGTTTTACCGCCTGAACAAATGGGGCGTGAGCGCTTTAGAGTTTACAAGCATTGTTGACGCATTGAACTTGATCGACGACATGCAGAACCAAACCACCAGGCGAGAGTAAGATGCCAGCTTTGACGCAATGATGAAATTGAACACACAATTATTGAAAGAACTCAAATGAAATTTGCAAAGACATTTGACAGCAAACGATACGGCCAAATTGTTGTCATTGAAAAGCAAGACAAGGAAGGCGCGCCAGAGATCCGATTCTTTTTTAAACCAGAAAATTTTGGCGTGTGCGACTTTGGCATTGGCTTTGAAACTGATGGAGCAGAAAGCCGCATGCACCAGGCATTTAAATCGATCACACCGCAGGAAGCCACCGAGCTGGTCGATGGCTACATGAAACACATGCAAGACATGGCCCAGGCCCAACATTGACATGAGGTGCGAAGGATGTACACGCGAGGAAACGATCAACTTGGTCGATGGACGAAAGGTTTGCAACTACTGTCCCGCATGGCTTGTCGAATGCGAAGCAAGGTATTTGCTTGGATTGCCATTGCAAAAGCGCAGAGATCAGTTGGACGCAAGATTAAAAAAGCGAGGCGAGGCCTCAGTCAATAAACTCAAAGACATCATGTCCCAAATTTTTACAAGGAATAAAAAATGACCGCATGGCGTAAACGAACAATCATGGAGATGGCGCGGCAGGCAGGCGCAATTGAAATGCGCGACAACGACAGCATGGGCTGGGGATGCGAGTTTGAATTACATCAACTTGAAGCCTTTGCCAAGCTTGTCCGTGCTGACGAGCGTAATCGTACATGGACACAAGAGCATTGGACTGAGTACGAGCGCAGCATTGCAGCGTCCGAGCGTGAAGCGTGTGCAAATATTTGTGAAACGCTTGAATTACCTGAGTGGCCTGACAAAGTACGTCAGCCATTAGCGCAAGCCATCCGAGCAAGAATTATCCAAAGTTATCTTGAAAAAGATAATTTACAGCCAGCACAAAAGAAGCCGCAGAATTGCGGTACAGGGTATTGCAGTTGCATTGAGTGCGTGATGGAAAAAAAAGAGGGCAAAAATGATTAACTGCCAAAACTGCCAAAAAATTAGTTGTGCTAAACAAGTTGCAAAACAAAAAACAATCGTGCTGTTTTGCAGTGCATATAAAGCAAGGGGACAAGCATGAACAAACAACCAAACTACAAACACGATAAACCAATGTTTCCGTGGGTAATTGTTGCGCCGGACGGACTGCGATGGCTTGGCCTTGCAATGAACGAGCATCATGCTTGGCAGTTTGCTTTGGGTTGGCCTGACCAAAAAGAAATTCAAGATCACAAGGAACAACTTGGCTGGTATGCAAGCGAAGCCACTTGCACATGGAAACGCGACCCAGTTTTGCCGCAACGTGAGTGTGAGGAGTAAGAAATGAACGATCAAAACACAGGATGGCGCAAGCGTCAGATTGCCTTGGATAAAAAGGCTGAGAACGCCCGTGAGTTGGGGTTGGACTATAAGCCTGACAAGACAATCATGGAAATGGCGAGAGAGGCTGGAGCTATTGAAATGCGTGATAACGATTCAATGGGCTGGGGATGCGAGTTTGAATTACATCAACTTGAAGCCTTTGCCAAGCTGGTGCGTGAAGACGAGCTTGCAAGACTGGAACACAACCACACGGTGCTGATGAATGCGTTGTGGAAAGCCTGTGGTGACGATGAGCAAATGGTCAATGACACCATTGAATCGCAAGGGGAGTTGAAATGA